GGTGGCGAACGCTGCGCCTGCGGTGCCGGGGAAGTTCACGGGGGTAAGAGTGGTGCGTGCCATGCGTGATCCGCCCTTCTTGAACGGTTACGAGCGGAATGTCACGAAGCGTCCGGGACGAATTTCTGGAAGTCACCCGAAATGCCGAGGGTCACGCTGTCGCCGGTCACCACGTACACAGCGGCGCGGAACAGGTTCCCCGGGAAGCCGGTGAACGTCGTGGTGTACTTCCCGGTCACGGGCGTCGTCCCGGCCGTGAACAGCACCTGATAGCCGCTGATCGTGGACGAGGACGCGTAACCCGCCGCGGCGATCGTGGCTGCGGCGTCCGGGTACCAGGTGGTCCCGCCGTCCGGGCTCGACTGCAGCAGGACCGCGACCACGCCCGTGGTGGTCCACGTGCCCGCCTGGGCGGTCAGGCTGATGTGGAGCTTGCCGCGGACGAAGTCGGATCCGGCGTGATAGGCCGAGCCGCCCGTGGTCAGGCCGGTGGCGCAGACGGTGCCGGCCGGGACGAGCTGGTACGTATCGGTCTCATAGCCCAATTGGGACATCTCCTTAGACAGTGAGACCGGCGGTCTCAGGTTCCAGCAATGCAGACATAGGAGGTCACATAGGAAAAACGGTCGCCGTCATCGGGCTCCCCTGACAGCGGCGACGGCGTGCTGCCCAGCCGGTGCACGTGGATCAGCGTGTGGCCGTCCACGACAGCCGGGAACGACGCACCGAGGATGAGAGCGTCCAGGGCGTAGGCGAGTTGCTCAGCGGCAGCCTGGGCGCCTGGTGAGCCGTCCCCGCCCTGCGGCCCGCGGACCCTGGCCTGGAACGCGCCCGCGTCGGCGGCGGCCTCCATGACGTAGCCAGGGCCCGAGATCGGTGTGACTACACACACGCGATCCGGTTCATCTGGGACGTACGGCCCCATGACCAGCGGGGCGCCGATCTCCTGGTCGAAGTCCCAGCCGAGGCTTTTCAGCCACGCGATCACCGATGAGGTCGGCAGCGGCACGGCTCACCTCACCCGGTGGTGACCTTGCCATTGCCGTCAGAACCCGCGCCGGAGTTCCCGCCCTGACGGGTTAGACCGCGGCGGGTGGTGCTCCCGGTAGATGGCCCGCAGTTCTTCCTCGCTGAGCCGGTGCTGGCGTGGTGGCCGGTCATAGACCGTCTCGCCTGCCGACTCCACAGACGGGTGCCCGGAGGCCCGCAGGTTGGCGTACAGGATTGGGGCATGGGTGGCGACGCCGCCCTCTTCCGCGAGATCCTCCATCGCGGCGATGATCGCAGGCTCGCCGCCGTCGTCGAGCACTGTGCGGGCATAGCGCTCCAGATACTCGCGGTAGTGGCTGAACAGCGGCTCGCGCAGGTACTGGGCCTGGCCGCCGCGAGGATGCCTAAGGTCGAGGCGTTCATGCCGCGTAACTGGTACTTCGCGTAGACCTGCGAGACTTCTACTTTCCCGGTCAGGTCGCCGCTGCCAACCAGCTCAAGGAGATGGTCGATGCGTTCCGCGAACGTACTCATGGGCATCACCTCCCCTACGATCAGCGCATGGCCACGACGGACCAGACGGCTGCGGTAGAGGCTGCCTTCGCCGAACTGTTCCCGGTGCCCTGCGCCTGCCCGGCACATCACGCAGGCACAGGCACCTGCCAGAACCAGTCCGTGACCGCCAGGGTCAGCGGCGAGAGCACGGTGGCGCTGTGCTCACCGTGCGCGGTCTGCTGGCCCCGCGTAGACTGAACGTCCCCAGGGGGCGCAAGCCAGTCGGTGAAGCGGTACCAGCGACGGACCGGCTAGTCCTGGCGGGACTGCCCGCGCGGAAGCCGTTTGATCAGCGGTGTGTACGCACGGCGCAAGCCGCAGGGACGGCCCTGTGGGACCGCCTTACCACCAGCCGTCGCGCAGTGCCGACCCCGGAGCACCAGCGGGCATGATGCCGCCCCGACCGTCCGGCACGGTGCCGCTGTCGGAATGTCTGAAGGTGACCGGAATGGTGTTAATGACCTTGCCGCCGGCCGCCACGGGGTCACCTGGCGGTACCGGATCGACCTCGATCTTGCCGCTGATGATGTCCTGTAGCGTCTGTTTCGCGTCGAGATAGCCCAAATAGACGGGATCGAACGCGCTGAGGTCTTTGCCCTTCCGGTACGTCAAGGTCGCATAGAAGGTGGCCAGTTGGATCGTGATCGTCTTCACGAGATCCGGCACCACTACTACGGGCGTTGCCGCGTCGGTCTCGTAGTCGCTGCCTACGTAGGCGGAAACCTTCGTGCTCGCCTGGGCGATAGCTGCGGTGAGCTGGTCGTCCGTCAGCGCTGCGCACGTCCCGGTACCGGCGTCGGTGCCCGCGACGTTGGTCTTGATGTCCGTGGGCGTGCAGTAGAGAGCGGTCACGGCGCACCTCCCTGATCAGCGGGAAGCGGTACGGTCTGGGCCATGGATCATGAGCAGGACTGGCGTGCCCACGAGGAGCGGCACAAAGCGCTGTGCGCCAGGTGGGGAAAGCCCGAGCCCGTAGACATCGCCACCGCGCTGACTGCGCTCGATTCTGCCGACTGCCCCGCCACCGCGGTTCCGTATGACCGGGCGTTCGCATTCCGCTACACCTCACGCGAAGCCGCCGAGGCGTTCGCCACATCAAATCTGGACGCTTACGGGCACCAGTCGCTCGGGATCGCGGTCACCGATGGTGGCGTGATCGGCGTGCTGCTGCTGGCGGAGGAGACTGCGGCCCGAACTGGCTGATCACGGCGCCATGTCCGTAGCGGTCGCGGATATAGGCCAGGCCCCAGTGGATTGCGGCACGGCTGGCGGCTTTCCTGCGGCGGTGTTCCCGCCAGCGCCAGAACCGGGCGCTCATGGTGACCCCGAGCAGCAGCCACACAACGGCTCGGAACATCGCGTGTGCTGGTTTCGCTGGCAGCGGGAGCACACATACCCGCTGTCGTCGGGCAGGTCGCCGTCACCTGGCAGGCCAGGCGTCCCGGCGTTGCTGCTGTCCCACACCACGCTCACGCCGCACCCCTGCGCGCCACAGTCGCCGCAAACAGGTCACTCACGGCTGCGTAAATCTCGGCCACGCCCGAAGCCACCGGTTCTGGCAGGCTCACGAGTGTGCCCAGTCCCGCCGAGCGGATCAGCACGTTAGCGCTGACCACGGTGGCAACGAAGGCGGTCACCGCTTCCGGGTCTGCGGCCATCTCGGTGACCAGGTCGGCAGTACGGTCAGCGCGCCCGGCGCGGTCAGCCCGCGAAAGGCCCGGGTTGCCCGCGGCCCAGACCACGCTCACTACGCCACCGGAGGTGGTTCAGGTTCCCGCAGGAACCGCCGCAGCGCCACGAACGCACCGAGAGGAGAGCGGCAATTCCCGACACCACGGGAGTTGCCGTAGCAGCATCCCCACCGGCCGCGCGAACCCGGTCCCTGCTGGCTGCGCGCGTACCGCTCGAAGGCGTACGGCCCGAGGTGCCAGCGGTTCCGTGGCCCTTCGGCGCACTGGAGCGGCTCTGCGGTCACGTCAGCGGTCCTTGCTGGCGTCCGGGTCCACGCTCAGGTCCACCTGGGGATCGGTGGCCTCCGGGGCGTTCCTGGGGTCGATCGGGTCCGGGATGTCCTCGTTCACCGTGACCCGGCTCGAGCCCGGGGGGTCCTCACGGGCGCCGAACTGGGCAGCACCGGGACGGCGGCCGAACAGTTTCCGGGCCGTGATCGGTGCGCCCGGGTCGGTGCCTTCGGACGCCTTGCGGATCACCGGGACGGCATGGCGGGTCAGGAAGCCCTGCGCCTGCTCATCGGTGAGGGTGACGAGTTCACCGCGGTGCACGATGTCGGCCTGGCGCTCACCGCGCGGATCTTTGGCCGTCCTTGAAATGCTCAGGTTCGCGAGTGCGAGGTACTCGGTGCCGCGTGTGGCGACGGGCATAGTTGTGTCCTCCTCGGACGGGGGTAGGGAACCCGCCCGAGGAGGACGGGTTGGGGTCAGGCGGCAGGGATGGACTTGCCGAAGTATTCGACGTAGTCCGCAGCGCGCCGCATCAGGTCAGGATCATCGAAGAAGCGGCCCAGGCCGGAGTTGCAGTCCACGCAGAGGAGCGCCCGAACGCGGCCCGTTGCGTGATCGTGGTCAACGTGCAGTACGCCAGCCGGGCCCGTGCCGCCCTCTTTCGGGGGCTTCTCACACAGTGCGCACAGGCCACGCTGGTCAGCGAGCATCTGGTCGTACTGCTCCACCGTGATCCCGTACTTGATCTGCAGAGCGCTGCGCCGGCTATTGCTGGCCTTCCGCTCAGGGTTGGCAAGCGCCCACGCTGCCGACGCCGCCCGGTGCTCCTCCGTGTACACCTGCCGGTAGAGCGCCGAGTAGGCAACCAGTTCCGGCTGATGCTCCTGGTAATACTGCCGGTTGTATTCCTTCCGCGTGGGCGAGAGGTACCGGTGAGGACGGCAGTACCCGATCTCGTTGTCGGTGTGGAGCGTGCGCTCGCAGCCATCAGCCGCGCACCGCCGCACCCCGGCGTCCCAATACATGCCCCGGTGCTCAGTACACCGCCCGATGGTATTGGTGGCATTCAGCTTGTTCTCGCAGCCGTCCACCGAGCACTCCGGCATGTCGCGCGGCATGTAGTAATGAGCCACGCACCGGCCGGTGGTGTTGTCTGAACGCAGCCGGTTCTCACAGCCGTCCACGGAGCAGAGCGCCCGGATATCAGGACGCTGGCGGCCCGCCTCGCGCAGTCGCTCGCTGTAGAGCCTGTTCGCTTCCTGGGTCAGTGGCGATAGCCGCACATGGGCTGTGCAGTAACCAGACCTATTGTCCGCGCGGAGTTTGCGCTCGCAGTCAGGGACCGCGCATACCCGTTCAGTGATCCGGGCGGTTGCGGCCTTATGGAGTTCACAGAATCCGTTCCGGTTGTCCCTGCGGAGCTTGGTTGTGCACAGGGGGACAGCACAGATGCCCATGCCCTCACCGATATACCGGTGCTCCTGGCAGCGGCCAATGGTGTTGTTGCGCCGCAGGGGCGCCTCGCATCCACTGACCGAGCATGTTGGCGGAGGCTCGGATATCCGGGCCAGAGCGCGGGCTTCCCTCCGGTCGGCCATCTTGCGCTCATGTGCAGCGCGGGCCACCTTGGCGGCGTGCGATGTACGGCAACTGTCACACCGCACTTGCCTGCTGGTAGTCGGAACGAACTCGGCTGAGCAGTCGGCGCAGGAGCGGGGCCGGAAGGTCCTGGGACTCATGCGCGCATGGTTAGGCTTCATGTGTTGCACCTCTGCGTAGGTGTGACCACGCCCCGGGGCCGTCATCAGCGGTCGCCGGGGCCTTGCCTTTGCAGTCTATCAGGGCAGAACCGAAAGAGTGTTTGTCTGCGGCTTAACTGCTTGGCGTGTCGAAGCCCGGATAGTTCCCGATCAGATACCGCTGATCAAGACGATGCTCAAGGGCTGATCTAGGCCAATTGCACTGGCTCGCTGGACGTCGCTCCGAGAACTTTTCCTCGGTTCGTCCCGATATAGGGGACTTGCCACCATTGGCAGTTCATCTGCGATAAATCCGCAACGCTGCCTTTGCATCACTATGGCATTACCCGTAGGCACTTGTCTAGAAACCATAACGTCGAGGTTGAACACCTTGTTCGGCAGGACGCCCGTGTACTGAAGATTTTCCGACGCTATGTCCCCAATGTACGGCGCCGCGAAGCTGCTCGACTGGAGCAGGGTGTTCTTCGTCGCGTGGTTGATGATCATGGTGTCGGCCTCAAAGCCGAGGTACTGCGCCAGGCCCGAGATCGAGCTGCTGATGCTGGCGTTCTCGACCAGGTAGACCGCGTTGGCGATGTCGGCCCGGATCGTGGCGTTGGACGATGCCCACGCGTTCGACACCGCGAGCGTCTGGATGCCCGCGTTGGCTGCCACCGCCGAGTAGAAAGCGGAGTTCCAACTCCACGTCATCGTGTTGCGGACCTGCTGGAGCTGCCGCGTCACCGGGTCCACGACCTGGCGGCGCCGCATCTCGTCGGACACCATGATCGCCATGGCCCGCTCGTGGCTGAAGACCACCCGCGGGATGCCGACCGACGTGGGCACGACCGGGACTTCCGCGAACTCGGCGCGGATTTCCGGGGTGTCGTCGGCGTACAGCGGCGTGGACTCCGCGTAGCGGACGGCGCCGGATTCGGCGAGGCCGCCGTTCCGGAGCACCGCATCGACGATGAACTCGTTCTGGGTCATGTCCAGAATGAGCGCAGGAATCGTAAGCGGGTCCTTCAGCAGGGCATCAACGGTAATTCTCGGGCCATCAAGCGAGGTATAGGCCGGAGTCGGCATCTCTTGTCTCCCTTTCCTGGGTGCTTATCCGGCGCTCTAGCCGAAGATCCTGGCCCGGCCGACCGCGTTGGCCGAGGTGGTGACCCCGCCCGGCTGTGTGCAGCGGCCGATGATGTAGGCGGGGTGCGTGTCGGTGCCGTCGACCCACGGCGTGACCTGGCCGGACGCCGCGGCCTTGAGCAGCTGCCCGAAGGTGGCGTTGGCGGCGTAGGTGACGTGCATGTCGGCGCCGTGGTAGACGGCCACGTAGTCCGGGACCACGCTCACGTCCAGCAGCGGAGCACCCCCCGCCAGCGAGTCGGTGTTGCTGGCCTGGTTCGGAATCGGCGCAGCGTCGTTCCCGGCGACGCCGAGCACGTTGATGGCGTTGGCGCCGGCCGTGGAGACCGTGAGAGCGCTGGCGCCGTCAGCGACGACCAGCGTGCCGCCGGCGACTGCGGCCGAGACCTGGTAGGAGTCCGGGCCGTGCTTCAGGTGCGGCAAAGATCCGCTCAAGGTAGTTCACCGTCCTTGTGAGATTCCGGGCATGAAAAAACCCGCACAAGGCGGGTGAGGTTTGGCTGAGTGGGTCAGGCGGCTACAGCCCGTACTTTCCGCTGAGCATCTCGGACACGATGGCCTTGCGGTTCTCGGTGGCCTTGTCCTGCTCGGCCTTCTCCGCCTCGGCGCTGAAGTCCAGCGGGGTGCCGAGCTCGCCGGACAGGTCCAGCATGCGGACGGTCTGGCCAACCTCCTTCAGCACCTTGCGGACGATCGCCCCGGCGTCCACCTCAGTGCCGTTGGCCAGGTCCACGGTGTGGCCTTCGCCTTCGAGCACCGGCCGGGCCAGGTCGGTGATGCGGGGCGGGATGCCGAACTCACGACTGAAGAAGTCGCGCTCCTTCTCGAACGCGGCCTTGTTCAGCGCCGAGGTGACGCGGGCCAGCTCAAGCGAGGTCTCGTCGGCGCGGCTGTTGGCGAGGTCGATCGCGGCCTGGGCCTCGGCGGACAGGGACGCGCCCACCGGCTCACGTTCCTCGGCGGCCTCTTCCTCGCCGCCCTCGCCTTCGCCCTCGCCGTCCTCATCGCCGCCGTCGCCGTTGTTGTTGCCGTCGTCGGGCAGGGAGGCGAGCAGTTTCTCAAGCTCGGCGTCGGTCAGTTCCGCGTCCTTGTCCTCGGGCTCAGTTGTGGCCGCGGCGAGGAAGGCGTCGAACTTGTCGTCGGGGAGGTCAAGCAGCTTGGCCAGCTTGCTCTCCTGGTCCGTGGTCAGTGCCATGTTGGTCTCCTCCGGGAGCGTGGCTGGCTTGGCTGGTGACTGCTGTGCGGGCTGCTCAGGGATGTTTGTGGCGGGCTGTGGCGCGGCATCGGGGGTGGCGAGTTCGTACTCGCAGCCAGTGAGATCTGTGACTGGCCCGTCATCGTTGGCTGCTTCCACGGCTTCCCATGGGCGCATGCCAGTGATCCGCGGATCCAGGGTGCCCAGGACGTGCTCAAGCGCTACTTCGTAGAACTTGCCGTCGGCGCGCGAGTACTTCTCCTTGATCCTCGCTGAGATCCCGAGCCGCGGGTTCTCGCGCAGGATCTTGTCCGCGTCCTCGGTGGCGGCCACGACGACATCCAGCCCGTCGTCGGTCAGCTCGAGCGCGGCGACCTCGCCGCCGAAGTCGCGGACGGCACGGGTGTGGGTGTTCTGCTCGCCGGCGAGCTGGAATGGCACCTGGTCGAGGGCGCGGTCACGGAAGGCTGCGGCGAGACGGGACAGGTAGTCCCTGGTGAAGTCAATGACCCGGCCGTCGTAGTGGATCTTCCCGACGGGCAGCAGTTGCTTACGCCAGATTTTGCGGCCGGCCAGTTTCGCGTCGCCGCGGTCGTAGGGCGTCAGGAGAGTGGTCACGGCGATCACCTCCTAGGCTGGGGATATGAGCGACGTGACTGCCGAATTCAACGTCTACACGCGCGGCTGGTGCTACCACGGAGACGGGTCGGCCTGCGTTCATGGCGTGGACATCTCACGCGCTGCGGAGCGGATGACCGGGGTTCTTGGCATGGTTCGGCTGCCCGTTCCGGTGCTGTGCCGGGATGGCCTGAGCCTGAGTCGCTTTGAGTTCGATCCGGCTGGCCCGCTCATGGCAATGCCAGAAGGGCGTATCGAGGAGGTGCTGTAAGAGGTCAGGCTGCCTTAGCCGCAGCCTTGGCGTGCATCTGCGCCGCCCTCTTGGCCAGCGCCATCGCCTGCTTGGGCGACATCCCCTTGCTGATCAGCTTCTTGTAGACCTTCGCCACCTCGGCGGACATGCCGCCCGCAGCGGGAGCCGTCTTCGCGCCGCCCATCGTGGTCACCCGCGGACCGTCACCGGAGGTCACGGCCGGCGTGGAACGCGGCAGCGCGCCAGCGAAGTCGAGGGCCTGCTGCTCGCCTGCGGTGTAGGTAGCGGACCCCATCCGGTTCGCGGGGACTATCTTGCGTGCGGCCTTGTTGTGGTGCCCGATCAGCGCCGCGAGTGCGCCCTGCTGGCTGCCCGAGGCCGGGGTCTTGGTTCCGTCTGCGTGCATGGCCTGGAAGCCCTTGCCAGCCGGGACCATCGTTCCGATCTTCATCCCGGACGACTTGTGGCGGACGGTGATCATGCCGGGAGCGGTGCGGGCCATCTGCACGTCGGCGGGGCCGCGGACGATGGGCATCTTGCGGGCCATGGTGGCAGCCATCTCAAGCGCCTCGCCTTCGTTCGCGGCCTGGAAAGCCCACGTTCCCTTGACTCCCGCAGCGTTGGTGGCCTTGAGTTCACGGGCCCGCTTGCGGATGAGTGCCTTGAGGGCCGGGCGCTTGGACGGGTCCAGGCGCCCTACCGACCTGATGGCCTTCTTGAGGTAGGCCACGTTGGGGATCGGCTCCTCGCCGCCGGGGAGGGCCTGCCCCTTGGCCGCAAGCTTCCTGCGGCCCGCGGCGCGCTGCGCTGGCGGAGTCTTCACGGCCAAGGTGATCGCCCTCCCGGCTGGATTCGCGGCAGCCACGGTGCCCTTCTTGCCGACCTTCGCGGCCAAGCCCCGGGCCGTCCGCGTCGGGTCAGCGCCAGCGGGAGCGCTAAGCTTGCCGCCCGGCCCAGTGACCGTGACCTGGCCACCGGAAAGGCTGACCGTGTAGCGCGTGCCAAGGTGGTCGATGGCCTTGATGCTGCTGTTGCCCTGACCGCCGGTTTTGACTAGCGGCGGGGGTGCTGACTTCACATGGGCGCGCTGTACCTGTGAGCGGAACTTCGCCAGTTTGGTAGCCGCGGCCTTGTCACCTGCCCGCAAGGCTTCGGCCTGAGCGCTGCCGAGGGAGTCCTCGGCTTGCGGGAGGCGCCCGTGCATCAGCCAGTTGTTCGCGTCCTCAACGTGGCTGCGCCCGGCACCCGGCCTGAACCCGGTGGGGCTTGGGATGGTGAGCCCTGTGGTTTCCTTCACGCGGACGCGCTGAGCCTGCGCCTTGGCCATCTGCGTCTGGATGCTCCGCGCGTTCGACTTGCCGGCCACCTCGCGTTTGGCGGCCTGCTCATCCATGATGCGCTTCCACTCGGGCACAGCCGGGGTCTTCACGTCGCCGACCGTCTCGGACAACTGGCCGCCGCCGCGGGCCACGTCCATCGCCCGTTGCATCGCGACACCAGCAGCCGGCGTTCCCGCGCCAAGCGACTGGGAGTACCGGGCCATGCCAGCAGCGGCTTCGGCGCGGGAGACTTGCTTGGACTCACCGGTCTGGACGTCGTAGACACCGACCATGTCCGAATTGGCGCGCGGCGCGAGCTTGGCTGCCTCGCCCGCCTTGCCAGCCTTGGCTTCAAACGACTTGGACACGCCGCCCTTGTCGAACTTGACCGTCGCGCTCTTGCCGTTATGGCTCGTGACCGTGCCGTGGCCAAGCGAGGGATGGAAAACGTGAGCGCCGACGCCAGGCGCACCGACAAAGACCCAGTTGTGCTCGTAGCCCTTGGGGCCCACCAGATCGATCACTGAGCGAGTCATGGCGCTGCTGCGGTCAGCCGGTCCGCGCGATCCCAGGCATAGCCCGGTGGCGGAAGGGCCGACACGCGCACCGCTGCCCGCTGGCGCTCATCCATGGCGTTCACGGCCCGTGCCCGCTCGTCAGGGGTGTCGTGGCGGGTCAGCGAAGTCCGGGCGTGGAACTGGCCACCCTCTGCCCGGCCGGACGGCACACGCTCAGCCAGGGCTTCGGCGAACGCCAGTTCAAGGAACCGGCCGTCATCACCGGCGAGTTTGATCGAGGCGGCCTGCCTGTCCAGCGCCCGCGCCTGCGACCGCAGGTCATGGATCTTCGACCGCAGCACGATCCGGCGTACCCGCATGTGCGGCAGGCTGGCCTTCTTCGCCGTGGCCTTCTTCCCGGCCTTGGCTTTGTTCGTGGCCTTCGTGACCTTGGCGGCCTTCTTCGCCGTCCCCGCCTTGGCCGCTGCGGACTTGGCAGCGGTCTTCGCCTTCGCTGACGCCTGGACCTTGACCTTGATCGCGGCGTTCAGGGTCTGCAGCTGGGATTCGAGCTCGGCGGCCTGCATGCGGTCGGCCTTCGCGCGGGCGTGCAGGGACGCGGCCTGCTTCGCCAGGGCTGCTTTCCGGCCTGCACCGATGCCGGGCTTCTGCTGCTTCGCCTGCTGGCTCTTTACGGGCTGCCTGGCTGGCCCTGCGGCCTTGGAACCGAACTCCCCGCCGCCTGCACCGCCTGCGGGGACACGCGGGTGCAGTGCCTCGCTGAAGGCCAGGGCGATCTCACCGAGGGAAGGGGCGGCCAGTTCCACCG